CGCGCCAAGAAATGAGTCGGCATTCGCAATCGAGAAGCCGCCGTCAATCGAAACACCGAGTAATGCCTGAGAACTGTTGCACTGTATCACCAGACTATTATTCGCGCCGGGTGTTATGGGGCCAGCCTGAAGCGTGGTGCCAGTTCCTTTATCCCCGGACAATTGATCGTAGACAGGCGTGCCGGCGCTGTCACTGAACGCGATAACCTGACTGGATGAGTACTGGGCCGAGATGGAGAAGGTATGCCCCGTCCCCACGGTCGGGCTTATTTTATAAAAAAGGGCGGTAGAATTATCAACGCTGGCATCAACAGGCGTTGTCCCGGCCTTTACATATGTATTACCTTTATTGTCCGTTACGGTCGCATTACTAAAGGCCCCTGGATTATTAAAGGAAACGCAGGCGACTATCAGTTTCGCCCCGGTTGTATTGAGCGCCGCTGTCGTTCCGCCCGAGGAACCAGCGACGTCCGCGTTGGCGACAACGGCCCATGTGGATGAGGCACCTGATATCGTGACACCCGGCGATGTCGCGTTGCTCGACAGGTCGTTGGTGATACCGAGAGTGCAACCCGTTCCGACACCAGCGGGGGTCGTGAACCTGGCGGTCCATTTTCCGCCTGAAGCCGAGAAGTTCGAAGGCGTGGCTGATCCCGAGCAACTGCCACCCCACGTCGCCGAAGAGATCGAGGATGGTGTCGTGCCGCTGTAAGTGCCACTCCCTGGAATGGTTATCCCGCCCACATAACCATTGGCGAGCGCCGTGAAGGTCATTCCGCTGTTGGAAAGGGTCACATTCGGCGAGGTCGCCCCGGCACCAAGGTTGTTCGTGATCGTGATGTTGCAGGCCGATCCGCCCGCGCCTGATACCGGAGTGCTGAAGTTGGCCGACCACGCGAGGCTACCCGCCGTGAACCCGGTGACGGTCGAAGACCCGGCGCAGCCGGTGCCGCCCCATGTCGCGGTGCTGATGGAGGTCGGCGTGACCCCCGTGTAAGCGCCGCTCCCGGCTATCGTGGAACCACCGATAGCGCCGTTGGCGAGCGTCGGGAAAGTGATGGCGTTACCGGTCACGGTCACGTTGGGCGAGGTCGCCCCGGCCCCCAGATTGTCCGTGATCGAGATGTTGCACGATCCGCCCGTGCCCGACCCCGGAGGGGCGAAGGCCGCCGACCACGTCCCGCTACTCGCGCTGAAACCCCCGACAGCCGAAGACCCGGCGCAGCCGGTGCCGCCCCAGGTCGCGGTGCTGATGGAGGTCGGCGTGGTGCCAACATAAGTTCCACCCCCGGCTATCGACGCCCCACCGATGGAACCGCCGGTGGATAGTGACGAAAAGGCGATGGAATGGGCACCGGCAATCGAATGCGCCATGCCTGGTCCCGGCCCCATGCCGCCTTGAGCGAACGCGGGGCCGGCAAGAAGGATGAAAAGGAAAGCAAGGGCTTTCATCAACGCACCACCCGCCAGTTCAGGGTGATCGCCGCCGATGGGGTTATCGAGGCGCTCGTGTTGTTGCAAACCTTGAAGTTGGCGTTGTTGGCTGACGGATACACGATGATCGTCAACATTCCGTTGACCGTTGGCGCGTAACCCGTCACCGCCGTGGGATCTCCGTTGAAGCCCCATGTAATCGTGTCGGTCGTCGCGATACCCGACCCGGCGCTCACCACGGCGGCGGCGCAAGCGCCCGACGCGATGGAGGATGTCCCCAGGACGGCCGTGCTGTTCGCGACGGTAACCGCGCCGCCACCCGTGGACGTGGCGCTGCCGCTGACGCAGTTATAAAGCGCCCCGGAATTGTAAACGCAGGACAGGAAACTCACCGGCCCGAGCGTGGTTTGAGACGCGATGCCCCCGCCAAGGGTCACGCCACCCGGCTTCGTCAGTGTCGCGGTCACACCAGAGGCGGTGACCAGCATGAACGACTGACCGGCGGTCAGCGTCGGCAGCGTCGCCGTGCCGTTGGCGGTCATGGTGTCCTGACCGCCGACATTCCATGAACTGAACGACCCGGCGTGCGTGTTGTCCGTGACCTTCATGCCGACAATCGCGTTGCCGCTACCCCCGTCCGTCACCACGAATGTGGATAAAGGGAATGTGAGGGTCGTCGCGGTGACCGAGGTCGCCGTATCGGTGACCGTCAGCGAGCCGCCGCCACCACCGGAGCCGCACGCTGTCGTGACGACATCCCCGCTTGCATTCCGAGCCAGACAAACCGTTGGCGTCCCGGAGGGCACGGCGGACATCTTCACGGTGCCGGTGGCGTTCAGGATTGGCGTCGTGACCTGGCTCGCCGCCACCGGGCCGCAGTCCGCCGGATTGGCGGGACAGGCCGCGCGGGCCGCGCCAGCCAGCAGCGACAGGAGCGCCGCCAGGATCAGACTTTTTTGCACAGGAAACCTCCGTTCCAGAACAGAGCGCCCGTGGCCAGTCCCGCGTCGCTGGTCGGCAAACCACTCAGATAACTTTGAATGGCGGCTCCCAGCCCCGATGCCGGGACGGCGGCATTGGCTTTGTTCTGTATCGCCAATATATCGGTGGCGTAGATTGTTTCTCCAGGCGCGATGATCCCCATGAGCGACCTCCCATGCTAATTGTTGAGCGCGTCATGGAACGCGGAATCATGTTCCCGCGTGCGCCGCTCCGTTCGTCGCCGCCGGGACCGTCGCTTCCTCGCCCGCCGCCATCTCGCGCGCCGGGATCGCCGCCCTCGCCGCCTTCAACCCGACCTCCTGCACCTGACGCATGATCTCGGCGATGACCGGCGCGGCCTGTCGATAGGGCGCGTTGTGCAGGGCATCGATCACCCCGTTCCACATCTGCGCTTCCAACGTGATCGATACTTTGTCGGTGAGTTCCATGTCGCTTCCTTCAGGTTGGTTGTGCCGCGCGGCTCTCCAACTGGACGATCCGCCGGATGGCGACCGCCAGATCGTCAGTGGTTTTGTTTAGCTTATCGTTCAGTTCGCGCAACGCATTGAGCGCGACGAACAACAGCGGCTTCTCGTCCACCGATAGCTGGCCGGGAAAGCGCGCGTCTGGCACTTTTTCTTCAGCGAAGGGGTCCATCGGTTGTGGCGGCGTATGATACACCGCTTCCGGCACCAGCTTCTCCAGTTGCTGGGCGATCAGCCCGACGCGGCGCTTGCCATCGTCAGAGGTGCCGCCCAGGCCGTTGTAGAGATAACTGACCGGCGTCAGTCGCATGATGACATCGAGGCCGCGCCGCCAGGGTGCGACCTCCTTCTTGACCCGCTCATCCGACGCGCTGTCACCGGGCATGAACGCGCCGCGGCAATGGACATTGCCCGCGCCATCGGTCCATGACATGGCGTTGTTGCCGCCGAACGCCGTGTTGTTCGCCCGATAGACCAGTGACCCATCGTTGCTCCAGAACAACCCCCAGCCATCGGCCTGAAACCGGATGGCGCGTCCAGGGCTGTTGCCATAGATCACGAAATCGGCCCCCGCCGCCTCGCCGATGAAGATGCCCTGCGTGACATGGAAGTTGCCGTTGGGTTCCAGCATCATGGTCCGGCTGCTGCCCCAGTACCACTCATGCGCGTAAGCGGCGCGCCCGCCACCGCTGAGAATGAAGTTGGCCCCGCCACTAAAGTCGGTGCTGCCACAGATCGTGGTGTAGGAATTGTTGACCCGGCAGTTGATGCTGTTGTCGCCGGCGGCGACGTAGAGTCGGCTGGCGACGTTACAGGTTCCGCCGATGCCGACGTTGCGCCCGACGCTGAGATCATAACCGGCGACGAGGTGGATCGCGGCACCGATGCTGCCGGTCATATACAGACCGCCCCGGTTGCCATCGCCGATGGGGTTCTCCGTCACCATCCCGCCGTAATAAATAATCGGGTTACCAGACCCATCCATCTGGCCAAAGCGCAGACCGCCATCGGCATATATTCCGGCGGCGTAAGCGGCGTGGGTATCCCACACGCAGAATGATGGGTTGTTCCCGTCGCCACACGAGATGACCCGCGCGCCGTTGGTGAAGATGCGACCGGCGGTCACCAGCCCGCCGCTCATCGACACCTCGGCGGTCCTGCGACTGATGGAAATCGGCGCGTCGATGTAAGTCCCGGCATCGTTGCATCGGCCCAGTAAGAAATCGGAACCGACGTTGCTGCCGTCCTGGTTGTCGGTCGCGCCACCGCCAAATTGCATGATCCAGCGGGTAAAGCCGCTGCTGTAGCCGACGACCTGGTTGACCTGGCTGTAGCCGTTGGGGCGGTTCAGGGTCAGCGTCGCCGACTGACCCGGCTGGGCGGCGATGGACATTCCGTTGGTGGCGGTGACGTTGCCATTGGCGGTCAGCGATCCCACCGTGGCGGCACCCGTGATCGAGAACGCACCGCCCGCCGAGAACGCGCCGGTCACCGAAAGCGTGCCGGTCATGCTCCAGCCGGTGTAGCCATTCTCGGCGTTCATGTTCAGCGTCGTCGTGCCAAAGCCGATGTAGCCCGCGCGCACACCGTTGGCCTTGTGGAAGGCCACGTAGCCAGCGTTGGTGGCGTCGCCGACGTTCAATACCGAGTAGCCGACCGACGGCATACGCGCCGTCACGTTCGCCGCCTGGAGCGTCCCGGTGACGGCGAGCGTGCCGGTGATGGCGGTGGCGGCGGCGTTCAGGGTGATGCCGGTCAGCGTCATGCCCGTGCGGGTGACGGTGAGCCAGTTGCTGGACACGGTGTAGGGATCGTTCATCGCGCGGCCCCAGAGGGTGTTGCCGGTCGAGAGGAAGTCCCACGCCTTGCTGTCCGACGCGCCCGACTGTTCGCGCATACTGAGGATCGCGCCGCCCCCGGTGGCCGTCGCGTAGAACCCCCTGGCGGTGATGTTGGCCCCGGCGACGGAGATGTTACCCGCGTTATCGACCCACAGCGTCCGTTCCGCTGGCGTCTCGTTGTAGACTTTGGTTTCACCCAGGAAATTCAGGCGCGCGGTCGAACCCGCCGAGTTCTTTAGGACCGTCGTGCGATTCAGTTTGTTCGGGCTGCCGGCGGTATAGGTGCCGATGCCCCATTCCGATTGCGTACCGTCACTCATGACGTAAAAACATTGCGCGCCGCTCGCGAACCAAAAGCCGAACGGCAGACGCCCCGACGTGGGGCCAAGCAGATTGCAATCCGCCGTCGTTCCGGGCGCGTTGCACATCTCAAGGATCAGATTGCCGAGCATCAGAGGCGCTCCTTGATACGGAATTTCCACGCGTGTCGATCATGGAATCCCGCGATATAGCTGACATCGGCGGTCACCGTGACACGACCGAACACCGCTTCTCCGCTTATCGTCGCCGAAGCGAGATCGGACACGAAAAGAATGTTGCCGCCGTAACGGGAAATCCGGTCCAGGTTCTGCGCCTCGGTCCACAGTTCGCTGTCGGTGATGGCGTCGAACGCCACCTCCCATCGCCGTTGCTGGAACCGATACGTTGGGTATTCCTGACCGCCACGCGAGATCATTTCATCGACCGTCGAGTCCCGGCCAAATGTCGAATTCCATGTATGCCCCAGCACCGGCTGCCAGGCCGGTCCCGCGTAAGCCAGCGGCACGTTCACGAAGCCGTCCGGATTGCCCGCGTCGGTGATATCGACAACGCAATAATCAGCCTCGATGTCAGTGGGGGCCACGGCGACGACCTGGGCGTAGCCCGGACGCGGCCCGGTCACCGTGCCGCTCCAGACCAGCGTGGACGGATTGATGAACAGGCTGAACGTCACGCTCGCGCCCTGCGACAGATTGGTGCGGAACAGGCCGAACAGCCGCCAGGCCTGGCGTACCGATGTCACCCGGAAGGTCGCCCCATCGGTGGGCGTCATAACGCCAGAGACGGTCTGCCAGGCCACGGAGGCCGCGCCTGAATCGATTTGCAGATTGGTGATCGGCATCGACGGTACCGACGACCCGGCGATCAGCGCGCCCGATTTGACCAAATTGTTGATGCCAAGAACCGTGTTGCCCATCAGATTAGCACCCGGAGGACGACCGACGCGTCGGGAGAACGGAAACTGTAGCCGACGATCTGACCGGCCAGACCGTTGGTCAGGTCGTCCATCGGATACTTCAGGGTAACGACGTGGCCCATGTCCAGCGCCACGCCGATAAACGCCGGAACGGTCACGTCATAAAGCCGCCGCCGCACACCCCAGAGCGCCCCCAAATCGTTCACCACGGCCTGTGCCTCGGACTGCTTCAACAACAACCCCTGGATCGGCGGCGGGTCGTTGGGGCGGCGGAACGCGGTCAGCACGGCCGTGCTACTCCAGTAAGCGAAACTACCGGTCATCTCCACGAACTGCTTGTGCGCCGCCGTCATCGACGCGGTATTCATATCGGATGTTTGCACGGTGAAATTATGATCGTATTCGGAACGGATACGATATGGCGGCGGATCGAGCGTGGCGGGGAGCGGAACCGGATCGATCTTGATGATGTTGGATAAATCAAAGATCACCTCCGATATGACGTCAACCGGTAGCGCCCGCGGCATATAGAGTCCAAGCCGTCCATCGCGTTTGGAGATCATCTTGCATCCCGGCCCCGCCAGCACCGCCGTCAGCACATCGATACCGGTCACCGCCGCGTCGCTGCCGTAGTAGCCGCCAGCCGTGTAAGGCCACGACGCATCGACCGCGATGAACGAGGCGACATCGATCAGTTCCGACGGCAGGAGTAAATCCTCGGTCAGGATGTAGAGGGCGAGTTGGGCGAAGGTGGTGATCGTGCCGGCCAGCGGGAATTGCCCGGTGACATCACAGGTGATGGCGTGGACGGCGACCGAGCCGAGCTGAAACAGGCCACGCGAGTTGTCGGTGCGATATTGACCGGCGGGGCAACCGCCCGCGTAAAGATTGGTGGTGTCGCCGCTGTAAGTGATGACCTGGGCACCGCCCTCGTAGAGCCTCACCACGGTCCCCGGCCCATCGGTGTATTGATAGATGCGGTTGAGCGGATCGACCAACGTCGGCGTGACGTTCATCACCGGTTCCGCCGGGGTGCCGCCACGCGTCCTCGGCAGCGGCTTGCCGGCCAGGGTAGCCGTGCCGAAATAGGTGCCGGTGCCGGTATAGACGGAATTTTGATAGGGCCGGTCCAGCCAGTATGTGGCGTCCCGTATCGGAATGGCCAGCGCCGTGTCGGACAAGAACCACGGCGTCGCCACGCCGGCCCACATGGATCGCAACGAGGCGTAACTGGGATCGCGGTGATACTGGCGTAAACCGTCCCAGGATTTCATGCCGGTCAGGATGCGTACGCCGCGACCGTCCGAATTGAACGTCCCGGCCATCGTGTCGAACTGATTATCGACATTGGACAACACGATGGTGCCCCACGCCGCGCCGACACCAGAGGCCGATAATTCCAGATTGATTTTGTTATCAACCTGGAACGCCTGATCAAGGATGGGCGGATAAGGCACGATGCCGCCCACGTCGGTTTCCATCGTGCGATAACCAAGATCGCTGGCGAGAATGCGCGACGATATCTCGGCGGGATCTTCGAAGTCGGCGAGCGCCAGATGCGGATGGCTGAGATGGCTCTCTGTCGTCGTCACCACGAGCGTGCCTGGCTTGTACACGTCGAGTTCGACGATGATGAAGGGGATATCCACCCCAGGAAATTCAACGACCACGACTCCGGTCGGAGCGGAGCCATACAAGCAAAAGTCATAGAGCGTAACGTCATAAATCCCGACCCCCGGCGCGCCTCCCTCGGCATACAGGGAATCGTCATAGAGCGTGTCGTCGTAAATGCCGGTTACGGACGGCATGATCTCGTCTCTCTCATGCCGCTATGCGAGCCGGGGCGCTCGCGTTCTGGCGCAGTTGCGTGGTGATGTTATCCACCGCCGCTTTTAGATCCGCCAGCGAGGACACCAGTTCCGCCGTCTGGGTGCGCGTCTCGACCTGGAGGACCGACGCGATGACCGTGTCGGGTGCCACGTTGGCCACCGCGCCCAGCGCCTCAAGCACCCGCTGGAAGTCGCTGACGTAGGCTTCGCCAGAGCCAAACACGGCGCGCGAAGCGTTGAGGAATGTGTCGGCGTAGCCTTGCAGTTGCTGGATCGAGGTGTAATCGCCCGCGCCAGCCGCCCCGGCGACGGCGTTGAACCGGCTGCGCGCCAGAGCGAGCTGGTCCTGCGGCGACAACGGCGAGGCGTTGGAGGTTTGCAGCCCCTGCGCGTAGGCCACCAGCGAGGTGATCGACCCCGCCGCCGTCGCCGCCGCCGCCTCGCTTTTGGCGGTGATCTCGTCGGCGTATTTCTTGACGATGGCGAGCCGCTCCTCGCCGAGCGTGACCTCCAGCAGCGACATCTGATCGGCGTAGGACCGCGACGCGGTGTAGCTGTCGCCGAACAGGCCGATCAACTGATCGCGGAAAGCCACCCGCTGGCGTGCCGCGCTCAGATCGAAGCTGAACAGTTCCTTGTCCTGGGCGCTGGCCGATCCGGCGTTGACGCGCCGCGCGTTCAGATCCTCGTCAGCCGTGACCACGGTCTTCCACGCCGCCTCGATCTGTTCGTTATACTTCCTGATGATGGCGAGACGTTCCGCGCCAAGCGTCCGCTCCTCCAGCGCCATCTGATCGGCGTAGGCCTGGGTGGACCGGAACGCCTCGCCGAACGAGGCGATCATGCCATCACTGAAATCCTGCCGTTCGCGGTTGGCCCGCACATCGAACGAATAGAGTTCCTTGTTGAGGTCGTCATAAGGGCCGGCACTCTTCGTGGCGGCGTTGATGCGGATGTTGAAGTCCTCATCCGCCCTGGTCAGGCTCTTCCACGCGGCGGTGATCGCCTCGGCGTATTTCCGGACGATCTCGGCTCGCTCCGCGCCATGCACCCGCTCCATCAGGTTGATCTGATCGGCGTAGGCCTGGGTGGTGCGGTACGCCTGGCCGTAAACCTCGGCAAGCTGGTCGCCGAACTGCTGCGTCTCCCGGTTAGCCTTGATATCGAAGGCGAACAGTTCCTTGCCCCGCGCGTCGCCAGGCGTGGCGTTGGACAGCCGCACCATCAGATCCTCAAGAGCGTATCGGATCTGTTTTTCCGCCGCGATGATCTGTTCGGCGGCCTGCCTGACGAGGGCGACGCGCTCCGCTCCCAGCGTCTCCTCCAGTTGCCGCATCTGATCGGCGTAATAGGCGGTGGAGGTGAACGCGTCGCCGAACATATCGACCAGTTGTTTCTTGTAGGCCGTGCGCTGTTGGTCCGCGCCCTGATCGAAACTCGCCAGCGCGATGGCGCGCGGGTCTTCGCCGTTCGCCTGCATCCGGCGGATGCGGAGCGTGGTGTCGAAGTCGCGGATCTGGGCGTTCGCCGCATCGCGGATCTTCGCCTCGCCCGCCGCCTGGGCGGCGGTCAGTTCCTCGGTCGCCAGGCCGTATTTCTTCGACCCCTCGACCGCCGCGTTGAACGCGTCGTTCAGTTCCTTGACCGCCGCCTCGACCGACCCGGTGGTCTTGCCGAAATTCATCAGCGTCGGGATCGTACTCTCGACCAGGGTGTGATACTCGGTGATGGCTTTCTGGAGCGTGGCGCTGTCTTCGAAGCCGCGACCTTGCAGGTATTTGTTCAGGTTCGGATCATCGGAACTGAAACGTAACTGACTAAAACCAGAAGCAAGATCCTTGAATTTCGATGGATCCTGGAAACCATGAGGCGAGTTCGTGCCCAACTGGCCGACCTCGCCGAGCGAAGTCAACTTCAACGCTGTCTGATCGAGATAGGTGTTCAGATTCCGCACGTCAGTCAGCGCCTGTGTGCGCTCCGCGTCGGTATCCACGCCCTGTCCCAGTGTCTGCCCGACCTGGGCGTGGCCATCCGAGAGCGACAGCAGCGTTGACGAGAACGGCGAGGCTTTCTTGGGGCCGATGAAGCCACCCGCGCCGCCACCAAGCGTGCCGCCGATCAGACCACCGATGAGTGTGCCGACACCAGGAATGATGCTGCCAATGATCGCGCCCGCGATGGCACCCGCCGCCGCGCCAATCTCGGGCGCGTATCCGGTCGTGCCACGCGCTCCCTGGATACCTTCCCCCGCCAGACTGCCAAGCACGAAGCCGCCGCCGATACCGCCAAGAGTGCCCCCAAGCGTACTCATGCCGGGACCAGCCGCTGTCAGCGGACCACTACCGAATAAGCTACCCGCTCCACTGATAGGCGTACCAAAGATCGTACCGCCACCCTGGACGGCGAACAGACTGCCGCCAGGGCCGCCAAGATAGCTGTTGATCGAGCCGCCGATGCCGGTCTTCAGTCCCAGCGCGTCAGCGAGGAAACCGGCACCTGATGTGCCGACGCTACTGAGAGAGCCGCCAATGCCGTTGGTGGAGCGGCCAGACGTATCGTCGGTCACGCGGCCACTCGCCGCGCCAGCGCCGCCACCGAACAGGCCCGAGAGGGCGAGGTCGAGTGTCGGCTGGGTCGGGCCGACGCCAAGGTAATTCAGGAAGGGACCGACGAACGCCAGCTTGAGGAAGGCCTGCAACACTTGTTGCGCGGCCGCGGTCATCACGTTCTTCCAGTTCACGGCGGCACCCTGGCCGCTGATGAACGCCTGGGTGATCGAGTTGCCGATGGCGTCGAACGCCTGGGTGAACGCGGTGCTGAGTGAGTTGACCGACGCCTCGGTATTTTTCAGCGCCTGATTCTGGCGCATCAGATCGTCCAGCAATGCCAGCCGCGTGGCGGCGTCTTCTTTCTCGGCTCCGGGGGCCATGTTCTTCACGGCCTGTTCGTCCTTCAGTCTCTGAATGACGCGCTCCCGCGCGTCGGCATTCATTCCCAGAGTTTTGGTCTGAAGCTGGACGACGGCGATCTCGTCCCTGGTGGTATCGTTGGCCTTGTTGAGCGTGACCCTGGCCGCGGCGGCGGCCTGTTTCTCCATCTCAAGCGTCAACACGGCGGTCGCCTTGGTCGCGTCGTCCGAACCTTCCTTATAGACCTTGTTCGCTTCCGCGAGCGCCTTGTTGGCGATTTCCGTATGGAATGCGGAAACCGCGCCCTTCTCCCACGACGCGGCCAAAGCATCGTTGGCGGCGGTGTCTTCCCTGATCGCGCGGACCTGAAGGTCGATCAGGGGGACGCTGTCGTACAGTTCCTTGTTGAGCGCCGCCGCCTGTTGCGCCAGCGCGGCGCTGGCCGGATTGGCCGCCGCCGCCTGTTGGGCATATTTTAATCTGGTCGTGAGTTCCTCGGCCCGACGCGCGGGTGTGTTCGCCGCCTGTTCCGCTTCCAGTTTCCGCGTGGATTCAAGTTGCTGATCGTACAGCTTGTTTATTTGCGCCTCGGCGGCGATGCGTTTGTCGTTTTCCGGCCCAAACTCCTCCCTTACCGTGACCAGGGCTTTTTCCCTGTTCGCCTGAATCTGCGCCGCTTCCGATCCATGTTGCCACGCGAGAGCCATGCGGTTGCTGGCGTCGGTGTCTTCCTTGATTTTACGGATCTTGGCATCGAACGCCGGAATCGATTCGTAGATGTCCTTCGTCAACCTTTGATGCGACTGCTGCAACGCGACGTTGTTGGGGTCCATCCGCAACAAATCCTCGACAGCCTTTTTCTGTCGCTCAAGCGCCTCGGTGGTCCTCTGTGGCGTCCCCGCCGCCTCGGCGGCGTTTTTCCGTTCGGTGACGCGGGTCAGTTCGTCAAACTCGGAGTTTATCAACGAGATGGTGGCCGGGAGGTCTTTACTTTTCTCACCCAGTATCTGCGTCGCCTCGGCGATGGCCTTTACTCTGTTGGTGTTTTGGATGGCGGCGTCGGTGCCGCCCTTCCAGGCATCGCCCTGCGAAATCTCGGCGTCGATGTTTTGCCTGATGGAGCGGACGAGTTTCTCCGTCGCCGGAACCGCTTCAGAGAGTTGCTTGGTGAGGTCTTGCCGATACTGGAGATAAGCCACGTTGTTCGGGTCAACCTTCAACAGATCATCGATGCCCTTGAGCGACTGGGCCAGAGCCTGTGATGTCCGTTCCGGCGTTCCGGCGGCGGCTTTGTTCGCGGCCTCTCTGGCGATGCGTAAATCGTTGATGAGTTTGATGGTCTTTTCCAGGTTCTGCCCATCGACGCCGACATGCATCGGGTCGGTTGTTCTGAACGAGTAACCAGAGGTCAGCCCCCACTTCGCCGCGAATCCCAGCATGCGCTCGCGACCAAGATCGCCCTCCGTCCCTTCCTGGTTGGTCCTGGCGTTGAAATCGACCGCGCCACCCGACGCATGCTTGCTTGGCTGACCGGTGCCCCTGACGGTGGCGTAGGGCCGGTAGCTGGACATCTCGATGATCCGGTAACCGGTGTCCTCCAGGTCTTTGACGAATCCCTCGAAAGCGGGGGCGAGATCTTTCCGCACCGTGTAATCCACCCCGCTGCGCGTGCGGAGCGTGACCATTTCGTCTGGCGTGGCTCTGCTGGAGAGAGTTGACGTTGAGCGATTCCCGGTGCCGCCGATCCCGCTGGTGTAAAGACTGGCTGGTAATCCGCCTGGAAACAGCGGCGAGATGCCGCGCGTCACGAATTCTCCGAGCGTGGGACCGCCTCTCTTCGCCACCTCGTTATTGTAGTCGCGCAGTTTTTCCACCACGGCGGCGATGGCGTTCTCAATCGTCCCGAGTATCCGCACGACGGGAGAACCCATCTGTTCCATGAAGGATTTGCCGCCCTGCCCCGCCACGGTGAACGCCTTGTTCAGTCGTTCGCCCGCCCTTTCAAAGTCGGTCACCGATTTCGTGGTGTTTTCCAGCGCCGCGCGTTGCCGGGTCAGATACAGCGTGAACGCGTCGTTGATCTTCCCCGCGAGTTCCAGATCATGGATGCTTTCAACGAGTTTCGTGTCGAACCCATCCAGCCGCCCGATGAGGGCTTCCGCCGCCTTCGACGGCGAGGTCATGGATTCGGCGAACCGTTTCGACGCCGCCGGGATATCCTCGCCCAGCGCGAGCGATAGTTTCTCGATATCCTGGGCGAGGGCGACGATGTCGGTTCGATTGCCCTTGAAATCCATCGCCTTGACGAGCGCGTTTGAGGCGGTGCGCGCGTCCTCGGTCGAGAGCGACGTGGTCCGCGCCAGGATCTTCGCCGCCTCCTCGGCTTCCGTCGCCATTTCCTTGTAATCGACGCGCGAACCGGACAGGGACTGTTCCAGTCTGCCGACACGCGCCATGGAACTTTCCGCCGCGATGCCGACCGCCGTGATGGCTCCGGCGACGGCGGCGAAAGCCGCTATCGCCGCGCCGATTGGCGTGACCAATAACGCGAACCCCGAGCCGATCATCTTGAGCGCGCCACCGGCCATTTCCTTCATGGAAATACCCGACGCCCACATGACATCGGCGACCTGGTGACCTTGTTGGATCAAGGTAATCATGAACGGCTGGCCGGTCGCGATGCCGGAAAAGAACTGCGACATCTGCACGGTCAACTGCTGCGTCGCGAACTTCATCTGACCAACGGAAGCAGTGCCGTTCTTGACCTTTTGGTCGAGTTCCTCGTGGCTCTTGCCAGTGTTGTTGATGATGGCGACCTCTCGGTCATAGGTCGCCGCGGCCTGTTTGCGCGCGTTATCCGCCACCACCGTCTGATCGGTGTTGTGAATCTCCCATTCGCCGATCGAGGTCAGCGTGGCCCGGTATTTTTCGCCCGCGGCGAACAACCGGTCGAACCCGGCACGCTTCGCGTTGAGTTCCGCTTCGGTGGGGCCGGTCGCCGTATCGACGGTGACGCCGTCCCTTTTCTTGATCGCCACGACCTCGGCGTCGTAGGCGGCGGTGGTCCGTTTGATCGCCGCCGTGATGAGGTCGCTTTCTCCCGGCAGCAACTTCTCGGCCGCCCGCAGACGTTCGATTTCCTTGTCGTATCTCTGGGTCGCGGCGGTCAGCGGATCGATGCTGGCGCGTAATTTATCCAGATCGACGTGAGCCGTGCCCAGTTCGTTGATCGCCTTGACGTTCGCGTAATACTCATCGGCCAGTTTCGCCAGTTCCGTCTCGATCACCTTGGCGCTGGACCCCAGCTTGCCGTGATCGGCGATGACTTCCGCCATCGCGGCCTGATACTTTTGCAGCGCGGCGGTGAGCGGATTGTACTTGGCTTCCAGTTGGCCCAGTTCCGCGAAGGTTTCTTCCAGTTCCCGCTGGCGCTTCGCTTTCTCCGCGCCGTAAAGCGGGTTGGTGATGGTGAGCGTATTGTCGGTTTGACGCGCCACCGGAGCCGATCCCGGTGCCACGCGCGGGTCCAGGGTCATCTGGCTCGCCGCGATGACGCCAAGCCTCATGGTGCGGGCCGCGGCCTCGACATCGGCCATGTGCGCTTCCACGTCGCGCATGCCCTTAACCGCGTCGGAGGTGCTGTTGTACAGCCGCCTGTAGGCGTCCCCGGCCTCGTCTATCGATATGACTTCCTTGTCCAGGGCGAAGCCAACCTCGGCCACCGCGTTGGCGAACGCCTTTTGTTGCGCTTCCAGCGGCACCAGCTTGGCGCGCAGCCCATCGACATCGACGGCGACTTCCTTCACCCCCTTGGACAATCGCTCCGCCGTCGTGTTCATAAACGCCATCGCGTCGGCGACATCGATGGTCCCGGCTTCCAACCGGCCCATGACGGTGATGAGTTCTTTCTCGCGCATCTCCAGTTGTTTCGTCCGCGCGATGGCCTCGTCGTCTTTGATCTTCTTGGCGATCAACAGCGTATCGACGCCCTTGATCGCCTGGCCGACCTTGCCCAGTTCCCGCGACAGCGAGGTGTGGGCGAAGATCAGCGGGTCCATGCGGCCCAGGTAGGCGTCGGATTCCGCCTTCGCCTTGCGGAGCGCCCCCGCCGTGATCGTCAGCGCGTCGGCGGCGTCTATCCCGGCTTCCGCCGCCCGTTCGGTGGCGGCGGTGTTCTCCATGATCTTGGCGGTGGTCTTGTCGAACTCGCGTTGCGCCGCCCGCTGCGCCGCCGCCAGTTGCGCCATGCTGAGTTCGGCCTGATCGGCATCGATAATAATCTCGGTAACGATCCGATTTGTGCTGCCGCTCACTGTTGGGAGTCCTTTTGCGCCTGCGCCTGGGCGCGCAGCCAGAGGTCATCCATCCGCTCGATCAAAGCGACCTCCCACGACAAAAGGCTCAGACCCGACAGGCGCGAAAACGCCTCGATGTCTGGCCATTCCAGCGGCGAATGGCCAAAGCCATTGCCGCCTTTCCGTCCACGCAGTCGATGGTAGACACGCCAGAGGTACATCATGGACATCGGGAATTCCGGCATCCACAATTCGGCCTCGTATTCGGCCCGCTTCTCCGCGCGCCGTGAACGGTTCAGCAAACCCTCGAGAGTTTCCCGCCAGGAAACCCCGCTTTTGTCTACTGCGTTAAGTCTGAACTCGCACTCGGCGAAGTCGGTGAGGTCGTCGCCGAGCGTTTTGTAAAACTTTCGTCGGAATTGAAGTACTCCAGAAGCTGTAAGTAAACTTTCCCGAACGACGGATCGAGCAACAGACCCACGACGTTGTCGCGCGTGTAGGGATAGTCGGCCCCGTTCAGCTTGATCGGGGTCCAGCCCAGGACGCGGGTGGCGAAGCTTTCCGCGTTCTCCCGGCGCATGTCGTCCGGTGTGCGATCCGGCTCGATCCATTTACGCCGGTTGACCACCGCCTGTTCGCGCAGCCGGGTCAGCCGCAGCGCGTCCCGCGCGGCGATGTTCGCCGACTCGATGGATTTGGGGTGACCGGGACCGGCGAGCGTCCACACCCATGTGGTCGGCGCGCCGGTCAACGGATGAACGATGGCCAGTTCATCCGTCTCCGTCGATTTGAGGTCACTGAGATCGAAAGCGTCCCCGTTCTCCATAAGCACTCCTTTTTGTTAAGACGAACTCTGGATCTTGATCATCGTCGCATCGTAACCAAGCCCGCCGTTGTCCATGCCGACGAGCGCCATGGGCACCGTGATGGACTGCGTGCGCGGCCCGCCTTCTTTCGAATAGGCGCTCTTCGACAAGCCGCCAAGGGTAAGATTCGGAACCGTAATTGATACGAAACTCTTAGGTTCCGCCTCGTTCTCCACCGCGAGGATGTGGATGGAGTACTGCGTTTCGGCTACGAAATCATTGAGGAACTGCAAGTCTTTTCGCAAACACGTAAAGTTGATGCCGATTCCCATCTGACCCGTGAACACATCCGGCCCATATTTTATGTTTCCGGAGCCGAACACGTCTGGGCTCATCGGGGTGATGTCCATGGTCAGGTCGAAGCTGGTCAGATCGACCATGTCCTGGGTGCCGATGCGGACGGTGGCGTCCACCACGGCGAGCGGCAGGGTCGAGGAGGGGACCGGCGCGGTGAACACGGGTGCAGACGCGGAGGGGTAGGTCTGCATCTGCCCGGTCCCCACACCGCTGGGATCGACCGTGATGATCCCGTTCGGGGCCATGCCAATCCGCATCGCGCCCCACACGAAATCGGACATGACCTCGGAGGTATCCACGTCGATCTCGTATTCCTCGACGGTGAAATACCGTTTGATCAGTTGCGTGCCCGTTTGGATCAGTTTCTTGCCTGGGCGGGTCACCGTGAACGTGGTGTCCGCCGTGGGGACGGCGACAAGCTGTTCGCCGACCGAGATGACGGTGGGCGTCAGGTTGGTGATGCGGAGGTTCTTGCCGTTGTTCAGCGGATCGCTGTGGTTGGACAGGCGGATGATGTCGCCGACCCGCAGCCCCGCCGTGATCCATGAGCCGCCCGCGGCGGTGATGGTGCCGCCGCCGACCCCGGTCGCGGTGACGATGGACAACAGCCCACCCGTGGACTCGGTGATCGTCAGATCAGCGGTTGACCATGTGTCGCGCATGATCGCCTCGATGATGGCATCGAAGCTGCCGATGGAGCCTTCCGCGCTCCACGCGCCCACGGTCTTTTGGATGCCGTGACGGCCACGCGTCCGCATACCATCGTAACGAACTTCGTTACTCTCGGTGGCGGCCTTGGTGAGGCTTCCGCCCGACCCGCCAGCCACGCGCAGGATGGACGCACCAGCACCCGTGGCGGGCACGCCGAGTCCGGACTGGGCTTTGTAGGCGACGATGGAGTTGGATTGAGTTTGATATACGGGCATGTCTGACTCCTTTCGAGAGCGAACCGTTGGTTAGCGAACCTTTCAGTTCGTGTAGTAGAAATCGAAGGGCACGCTACAAAGCAGGATCGCGTAGTTACCCGCTTCATCCGTCGCCACGCTGTCGTAAGCAGAGAACTCAAGCGTTCTGACCGTCTGTCCGAGTTCTGGCACCCTGCCGAATTCGGTCTTTTCCATGAACGCCGCCAGCGCGTCGGCGACCTCCAGGGAACTATCCATCCCGGTATTCCAGGGTGCCCAGATGTAGAACCGTATCAATCCGGGATGGATATAAAGTTGGTTGCCACGCTGGCTGAACCCTCTCAGCGCGTTGTAGCCACCAATGATTTCGCACTCGACAAACGGCGAAGCGGTCTGCATCGGGTCTTGCCCGTCCCAGTTCTCGTTTGCCCACCGCAATGGAAGCGCGTTGAAGTTGGCGTCCACATGCGCGCGGATCGCCTTGATCGCCGGTCCCAGCATTTGTTACCTCGCTTCGATCTCCAGCGCCGGAAAACGATCTTTCGCGTCGTTGCCGTGGCGCGGCCCGCCCTGTGAATGGAAGCGTCCCATTTTGTTTCGCCTTGGCGTGCGCGCGATGGCCTCTTGCTCGATCAGCGCGCCCTCGACGTTGCCGTGATAGGCGAAACGGATGATCGCGACCTTTTCGTACTTGTTCTTCAGGTCACGCGCGGTGACCTCGTAGACGCCGTCAGGAGCCTGGGAGGACAGGCCGGGGCGGCGCTGGGTCAGCCGCGCGCGATACTTGTGCTTGGCCCCACCCTCGATCTTACGTGCGTAGGGCTTGACATTGATGATGACGACCTTGTCGCCCTTCCTGAGTTCGACCTTGGTGCCGCCCTGCAACATCGCGTCGCGGCGCACACCGTTCACGTAGAGCCAGTGGTTGTCGCGATAGTGCCCGTGTCTGCCGGGGCCGACCGGCGAGCGGGTGATCAACAGCCGCAGCGCCTCATCGACCACATTGGTGTGCAGATGGAAGATCGTGTCGGTGACCGATTGGGCCTGGTTCAGCGGCTTGCCGATCTGGCCGTCCACGATCAGTTCAGTCGGTGCCGGGGAGCCGAACGCCTGCATGATGGCTTGCTGATTCAGATCCGTCAGCCGCTTCGTCTCGCTGATCAGCATCTCGCGGGTATTCGCGCGATAAATCTTGATCAGGTCATCGACCTTTTGCGGCGTGAAACCCAGCATCCCGGCCATCACGCCATCCCCATTACCTGCATGATATGCTCCGCGATCACGCCACCGGGCGCGGCGACCTGGACGCCCTGCACGGTGTAGGTCGTCGCGGCGATGATGATCTGATCACCCCGGCGGATCGGCGCTGGCCAACCGCTGGCGGCGATCTCCTTGTTCGACACCCGCACATCAATGCGACCCTGCACGACGCCGCCCACGGCCTCCCCAGGCGCTACAAACGTGGGCACGCATTTCAACGTCACCTCGACCCGCGGCATGGTGCGCGTCGCCAGGCGGATCAACGTGCCGGGTTCGCCGACCCGCGCGATGGCGTCGGCCACCTGTTTGGCCACATAATCGCCCTTCGCCGTCACGCGTTGAATTCCTGAAACGGTTGCAGCATGTCGCAAATCTCTGGCGGCAGCGCCGACGTATTCGGCATCGTCATGCTGTTGTATTCTTCCTTGATGACGCCTGGGATTTCCTGCGAACGCAGGAATCGGTCACGGCCCCAGGTGTCATTGCGGATCTTCAGCAGCGACAGGCATGCCGCCTGCAAATCGGGCGGCAAATTGTTCGGGTCGTAACCGCCGGTATAAGTGATCTCCAGGCTCATCATGGCGCTGTTCGACCAATGCCACGACCAATAAGACCGTTGCCCCTCACTGAGCCGCCACAGCCGCCCGCGGTAGGCATCAAGCTGGTAATCATCCGCGGTCAGCGGCGGATCATCATCGACCGAGCCGAACGACACGATCTCGGTCACCGGATAGCGCCGCAGGGTCAGGGGGCGGATTTCCACCGAGACTTCCGGCAGATACCAAAAATCAGTGCCATGCCATGTCTCGCTGACCGTTTCCCTTATCAGGGTTCGATTGCAGTGCCGCTCGATGTAAACGCTGGTTTCGCGTATCCAGCGCGCCAGGCGGGCATCGTTCTCATCGCTGGTGATGCCAAGTTCCTCCTTGGCGATCTCCAGCGTCGTCAGGTCGTGCGACGCCGCCGGTTCGATCACCTCGATGACGGAAGATTTCATGGCCGCGACACCCTCCGAAACGCGAACGAGGTGATCCCCTCACGGCCCAGGATCGTCTCCACGTCGCTGACCTCGCGCAGCTTCCAACCAAGCCTGTCCATGAAAATGATCAGGCCCGCCTTACTGAAGTACCAATAATGCTCATCCTTCCGATAATGTTTCGACTTCAACACCTCGGCGGGACCAGGAAAGACCGGAAGCGAAATGAAGACGCTGTCCTCGACCTGTTCCAACAGCTTTGGAAAATCAGGGATATGCTCCAGGCTGTCCCAGAACGACATCGCCAGGCACGGCTGGCGGTAGGGGTTCCACAGCTTCTCCCGCGCCTTCAACCACGCCACACCCGCCGGGTTCACGTCATAACCCCAGGTAAACGGTCGGGCGTTCACGAAGGCACCGCTGCCGATACCGATGTCCACCAAATGACCGGTGTAATGCCGCGCGACCAGCGCGATGCGCGCGACGTTCAGCTTCGATCCCAGTTCGGTCTGGGCGTAGCCCTGATACTTGGCGAAGTAGGCCTCGTCATAAATATGGGTGCCGCCGGTCGCCGGGTAATAGCCGTAGCCCAGTTCCGGAAACCAGCAGAGTTCAGTCGCCAGCGTCCTGGTCAGGCAGCGCGGGAAGACCGGGAAAGGCGTGGCAAGGCACTCGCCCAGCGACGCCATTGCTTTTCCAGGTCCGGTATCAGCTTCACGCACTGGTGCCGCATATCGATGCATTGGCAGTAATCCTTTGGTGTCGCGAAACCGATCTTCGATCCGTCCATGCGCCGATCTATGATTTTCGATGGCGCGTTCATCCCACCATTGCCACCAAGCACGACGAAGGTTGGCGTCTTCATCGCTATCGCCGCCGGAACGATCCATCCGACACCGCCAACGACCACCGCCGCGTCCCTGACCATCGCCATCAGCTGGTTCACCGTGCCCTCGCCGCGCAACCGGGCCAGGTTATGTGGCGGCGGCACACCGCCCTCGATCCATTCCGCGTTGTGCGTGTTGCTGGTGTCGGCGATGACGACCACCGCGAAGCCGCGCCGCTTGAGGTCGCCGGCGACGAAGTTGATATATTCCGGCAGCGGATTGCGCGCCTGGTTGTCCCACTCCAGCCGCCGCATCACCGGGCGCACGACGGCCAGCGGCGCGCCACCCGTGTCGAACGGACATGGACCCATATCCGGTAAATCCCAGTTGGGCGCTCTCGCTTCCGGCTTCGTCATGGGCAGCTTGCGTTCCATGGCGGCGAACACGCCATGTTCCATTTCGAGGTGACCGTAGCCCAGCGCGATGGTGCCCAGGCCCGCCGGTAACGGGGTCCAACGCTCCGGTGGCTGGCGGCGGATGTTCTTGTTCTGGGTTCGCAGTAATCGCTCGCCGCGCACGAACTTCAGGTTGTCGATGTCGTCGTAGAATTCCGGCCACGGCGTATCGACATAAAGGGTGCGCTGTTTCGCCGCCGATTTAAGGAGGGGCCTGACGTAGATCGCGTCGCCCAGGCCCCACGGCGCTTTGATGTGTAGTGGCGTCAACGGGCTTTCCGTTTCGCCGCCGCTTTGCGCGGTGCTTTCTTCTCGTCGTCGTCCTCATCATCGTCGTCGTCGTCGTCGTCATCGTCTTCCGGCGCATCGGCGACCACGCGCGTTGGCTTCGTTTCGCTCAGCGCGCGCACCGCCAGACCGGCCATCTCCAGTTCGGTCGCGCGGTATTCCGATGTCTCGAATTCCTGCCCTCGCTCCACTTGCCCCTCATGATCGGCGTTGTACCAGTCAGCGGTTGCTCTCATGAGGGGCATGTGTCGTCTCCTAGATCAGGAACATTTGTTTAGAACCTTTTTCCATATTATCCCGCTTCCACAAGGGCCGTAGGTTCGTCAACGCCCACGCGGCACGAAACTCGGGATCGTCCAGACCGCTAATCCTGAACGAGGAAATCGGCACGATGTGATCGATGTGCCATTTCCCCATATTGGCCCAGGACATCCTCCCCCTGAACTGCTTCTCCAGATGATCGCGGAGTTGCTCCACGGTGTAACCGAGCGCCGCCCAGGTCTTGGTCGTTTTCACGACTCCCTGCCGTTTCAAATCCGTTCTGAGGCGGGTTCTGATCCTACTACACAACGCTCGTTCTTTGTCGGTGTATTTTAAGTTAGACAGGCCCCAACATTTTCTGCTGCACGTAAAATGGTTGCGCTTTTTCGGTGCGAATGAAGTGCCACAAATCTTGCACTCTCTCCTCCGCTTTAATGACCGAGCCGTAGCTTCAGCCCTCGCCGCGATCAGTACGTGAGGCCCCTTATTGTTGCATGACAATGAACAAAATCTGGCTTCCACCCGCGTTGTCACGAACGCTTTGCCACATATCTCGCAGACACGATTGAAACGCTGCGCCCTGTCTTTTCGAGAAAACGTCCTCGACAGTACGTGACACTGATCCGAGCATGTCCGACGCGGATGCCGCTTCCAGGGGTATTCCTTGCCACAAACCTCACAGATCATCGGTGGCCTTTCGGCCTTGGCCTGACTGAAACGGTATGTGGTCGAACAACTAAGGCTGCAACACCTGACCTTTTTATTCACGGGAAAGAACTGGATTCCGCATTGGATACAATCCGCGGATCGTTTCCCCCGCTTTTTCTCGACCGGCGTTAACAGATCATCGAAAAGCGGCGTAGGTTGGCGCAGCATCATCGTCGTCCTCTAGCCAGGATTGGTGGTGTTAGGGCTTCCTTGGGGTTACAGCCCCTTGGAAGCCCGCAGTTATACAGTCTGATTTATGTTACGGCAACGTCCCGTAAATAAACGCCGCCGGGCGGTACACGGCGAGTGCAAGCCGTTCCTCGGCCCTTATGGTGATCATATTCCTCACAAAGTTGTCCTGGTCCTCGGTCGAGATCAGCACCTCGATGCTCATCCGGTCGAAGATCTGCGCCCCCAGACGGAA